CGCATGTCGGGCGACGCCTTTACTGCCCTAGGAAATGTGCTGTTAATGTGTTCCATGGTGTACTACCTGTTCTCTGGACACTTCCGATTCGAGTTAATAGACGATGGTGATGATTTTGGCATCATCGTAGAGGAGGAAGATGTGCCGCTGGCCCAGCAGCGCGCACTTGGATTCAGGGATTTCGGGTTCATCATGGTGGCGGAGCCGCCGGTGTACGAACTTGAAAAGATAGTTTTCTGCCAATCGCAACCGATCTGGACGCCAGAAGGTTATGTGATGGTGAGGCAACCCGACACTGCAATGGTGAAGGATGTTGTCAAGAACTGTCCTACAAGAAGCCACAAGGAGTGGGACCACCACCGCAAGTCCGTCGCGGACTGCGGTATGAGTCTGTGTGGCAACATTCCAGTCATGAATGAGTTCTATGCTTACATGGCTAGAGGGCTGAAGTACACGAATGCCGGCTACGTTAGAGAGCTCACCGGAATGGATTTTCTGGCGATGGGGATGGACGCCAAGTTCACCACACCGCACGATGAGACAAGATGGAGCTTTTATAGAGCCTTCGACATATTGCCCGACCATCAGGTTGAGCTAGAGAGAAATTTCCGCGCACGCACTCCCGAGTATGCACCGTCTCGGCCGAGTGGATTTTTACGTGAGTTCAACATGGGATTTTAGTGGGCCGTGATTATATCATGTAGAAGATAGAAAGCGGTGTTCGGTGTGTGTGAAGCTACGCACGATGGTTTGCCACTACGAGAGGGCAAGGCGTCACGTGGCCGAATTCCGAGTCACAAAGAATGAATTCACAGACGGTGATCAGTGCTTAAGCATTGAGAGGGGGTCCAGCGAGTAATGGACCAAAACGGTGGTGCACACGACCTTAATATTTCCGTGCTAAACAAAATGCCGAGAGACTGCACGGCTCCCCCCGACCACGGGTTTCGCTAGGATGTACAGTCCTGCTGGTCACAGTATCCCCTACAACCAATGGATGCAAAGCCAAAACGAATCCTCAGCTCAGGAAAACGAGCGACCGTCCTTATCTCCGGACCAAAACGAGCGACCGTCCCCGCCTCAGGACCAAAACGAGCAACCAATCGCGCCGCTGCTCAGCTCGAGAGCATACCGAGTCTTAGGAAGCGTGAGCTCGACAATCATTGCAGCGCTTCTAGCGCTGTTCGGGCTAGCGGCAAGCGGTACGTTTCCACAACGAGCATTGTCAATGAGGCAGAACCACAATGCCAGTACTTCCCGTTAGAGTTGTCACCCCACTCGCACTTGTTCCGTGCGGGTTTGCGTGTGCAGGCTCAGGATTACGAGCGCGTGGTTTTCAAGGCTTCTACACTGCGTGTCGAAACGGCTGTCGGCCCGTGCAACGGCTGGCACGCGATTGGATTCGTGGCTGATTCGCGCAAGGAACCGGCCGTAAACGGCCAACAAGTCGGCAACTCGTTGCCTTCCACCATCGCCGACTTAGGCCCGCTGAGTTACTTTAAGCGAGCCCAACTTACGGAGGCTATCACGGTGGAGGTCAATGATGTTTGGCTGCACCGCAACAACAACTACGCACCGTACCTCATCCAAGGCGACGGCGAGGAGCACCCCGTGGAGCTCACTCGCGCCGGATGGTGGGTGTACATATACCAAGGTTATTCACCACTTCTAGGAGGGACAACGAACTTGTTGGCCCCTATCCGGATTAGCCATGAGTATAGCGTGGTGCTGTTGG